ATACAGGACAACAAATTGGTAAAATCTTGGCGACGAAATCAAGTCGGTTTCGGAATGTAGCATTCAGCCCAGATGGGAAGATCCTGGCATCTGGGGGTGGAGGAACCGATGTGCCTGAACTTGAAGAGCCTGATCACACGCTTCGTCTGTGGAATGTGGATCCAGATTCACCAATCTTTGGGGAGCAAATCGGGGAGTCGCTGGTAGGTCACACGGACCGAATTTATAACCTGGCCTATGATCCGGATGGCACCCGCGTGGCAACCGCTAGTTGGGATGGCACGGTGCGTTTCTATCCCTTTATGCCCACTCTTGATGACTTGATCGACTATGCTTATGATTGCTGTGTCGTCCGTGAGTTAACCGAATATGAAAGGTTTGAGTTTGGATTAAGTTCAGCAAGTCTGCCTCAGTCTCATATACCAAAATCTCATCCACATATTTACATCCCTGTAGTTGAACGTATCTCTCATAAACTGATTGAACTGGTTTATTTTTAATCCCAGGGCGATCTATTGTAGGATCTACTTGAAGTGCGACTTTTAAATAATCACAAAGTTCCTTCTCCATTCTAAGCATCGTTACGTGCCCTGCGTGAAAGAGATCAAATGAACTACAATTAAAACCGATCTTCATTAGATTAAAGTACTTTATGTTATTATACAAAAAAAGAGGAGTTTACGCAACTCCTCTTCCGTAACTCAGGCTCGCCACCAATTCTTTGACTGGAAATTGGAAACCAGGCGGGGAGAGAGTCCCATCCGCACCACCAATCCTTGAGAGAGATTGGAAACTCATAATAGGGTCATATTTGACTCCACCAGTTCTGTTATAGTCCATCCGTGACTAAGGGGGTTTACTCCCGACCAGGGCGCTTTTTAAGTCGTCCCGAGACTATTCATCCCAGAATTCTTCTTCACCTTTTACATAGCAAGGAACTCTGTCAGGGTCTAACCATTTAGCGTATTCAAGATCTTCCATCGCAAGAGAACATTGCATTCCATTATCAAAAAGATAAATGTCATTCCAGCGTTTTGTATACTCGTTCTTTTTTTGTAAGCGATAATCGGGTTTTCCGTTGATTTCAAGAATACCGACTTCAACGAATCGGTATCCTTCACGCTCCAAAAGAACTTTAGGAAGTTTGGTAATCATACAATTTTTTCCCAAGTTCTAGGTGCAATTCGTTTTACAATACATTTTTGTTCAAGATCTTTCATAGCATATTCAACTTGAGTTTCCCCTTTACTATGACAAGGACGGGAATCATATGATTCATAAAAATATTGAAGATCCAAATCCCCAATAACAGATTGAACCTTTAGAGAAAGATTTCTTGCTTTAAAAACAGTTCCGATAGGAGAACTTTTTACAATAAAATTGGCAATTCCTTTAATTCTGGTAGTTGTTCCAGATTGAACTGAAGATGTAAAATTAGTCATTATGCAATCTCAACAGTTTCAAGATCAGCAGCGACGTATTCCATAAGAATCTCATAGTCATCAAGAGGATCACCAGAGAATACTACACCTTCATTTTCATAATAACGACGAACCTTTTTATAAAGTTTCGGATTCTTTACATCAAGGTAGAATTCACCATTTGCTGCACCACGAAGGGTTTGAACGTCTTTCTTGAATTTTTCAGTCAGTGCCATTGTTTTGTTTGTTGACTTAAGTATTATAAGAGATAGTGAGTTTTGAGTCAAGTGGTCCAGTTGAAAAACTGGATAGTCCGAATTGAGGGATTTGAACCCCCGACCCCCGCTTCCCAAAAGCGGTGCGCTAGCCAAACTGCGCTAAATTCGGTTGAGTAGGTTCCTGTCGCCGCCAGTTCTGAACCTACCAAAGGGAACTGCCGCAGTCAAAAGATTTTCCTTTCAACAGAACTAATTATACTACTTCTTATGTCGTCTGTCAAATGGTTCCCAGTGCTGCCATCCATATTTATGAACTGCCCAGATACCAATAATAGGTGGATAAATCAAAAGAAAACCAATAAGTCCTAATGTATAAGGATTTTCTAATACCCAACGGGCAAAGTGTCCTAATGTGCTCATCATACTCCTCTCCAATTTTTGTATTCGAAGTAAAAATACTGGTCTACCTCATTAAGTCCTCTCAGAGGCGCTTCTACAGTCCTCTGAGACCACTCTAAGCAAAACTGTTTGTAGTATGGGTTGTTGCCTGCCAAAATACCATAGACCCTAACAAATGAAGACAGGGCAAAATTATACCGCTGCCTAATGTGCGGTTCCATTTCCCTTATATTTGTCGGAATCATAGTATCCCCCTTTTGTTCCGAAATAAAGAGTTGATATTACGAATGGAATTGAAAGAAATAAAAGTGCCTTTGCTAATAACATCAGACCATCTCCATAGCACGAATAAGTTCAATATAATGATTCATTTCATCCACAGCAATTTCTGAAATTTTTGTATCCTCTGGATGTTCCCAAAGATAATTCAAATATGTTTCTGTTGCGTGATATTCAATACCAGCATTCAGATGATAAGCGAAAACAGGAGCAAGAAAATAATAACCCACCATAATCCAATAATAGATGAGAACCAAATGATAAGCGAAAAAGCGATCAATCCAGCGATCTGCTCCACCACGCGACTCCATTTCTCTGAGGTGTTCAGTTTCATTGACTGTTTGTGCAAAGTGTTCTTTCATCAAATAATAGTGTTCTTCTGTACGAAGTCCCAATGATTCTTTTAAATGAAGAACGCTCAAAAAAGCAAAGTATGGTGCTCTAGCAATTGTTTCTAAAACCCAAAATCTTTGTATTGGATAATTACGATAAAGAAAATCAATAATTGCTATCGTAATTAACAGTACAGTATCGTTGAAAGTTTTCATTGTAGATATGCGTGTGTAAGACCCCATTGAACAAATAGAGCAATAGAAGAAATCAAAAGAATTGAAGAAATTACTGTTTTATTCATTAGAATCCTCCTCCGCTTTTGAACCCAATCATATATCCAAGAACAAGTCCACTCATAAATGCTACAAACAAATACAATAAATCAGAAACAAATCTGATAAATTCTAACCATTCAGTTGTCGTCATCTTCATCCTCATATGATGATGGTTCTTCAAATAACTCATTCATTTTTTGCTGCATAATTCTTTCTTGCAGTTCTTGTAAATCGTCGTCTGTAAACTTGACCACTAGTAATCCATCTCCCTTCCTAACTCCTTTCATTTCTGGATGTCCTTTTACTTTCGGATTTTCACGATATCCGTGAGATTCGTGAATAATCATCCACCCACTAACAATCATAGACAAAGCGATACCTATGAGAACGAACCAAGGAACTAAAAAAATCAGTTCAGAGTAATTTTGAGCCATGGCAGTAATGGCGGAATAACTCCCACAAGGCGCAGCAGTCCTTCAGCAAAAAGTGCGAGAACTACCCAACCTACACACATACTGATAATAGAGGCATTACGATTGTGCCTGCGAATTGCGGCATCAATCATCTCCTGAACTTCAGAACGACTTATGAATTCATCACCTGGTTCCATCATTTTTCTTTACCCCAAAACTTATCCATAGGGTCTTTTTTAGTTTTGATGATCTCACACGCTCTTCTGTAAAACATATTATTGGTATTGCCAGATTCTTCAAACGTTGCTTTAATTTTCACCCAATTATCATAAGTATGATCGTCCATTGGGGTATAGAAAGTAATACACTAGTTATAATACTAGGTACTTTTACTACGTCAAGTTTGTGTTGATTTCCAAAAATTGTTAAAGGAAATATAAAATTTTGCAATTTATTTTAAAACGGTAGCGGTTAGATTTGAACTAACGGAGGTGTTACCCTCATTTGTTTTCAAGACAAACGCAATAAACCGGACTCTGCCACGCTACCAATATTTACGGAGTGTTAAGGAACTGAAAAATATAAATATTTACAGACCTTTCCGTTATTTATAAAGTTATGGTTGATGTAATCCGGATCAGTCAGGTTCTGCACGTTGATATAGGCCTTGACCTTATCCTCCGGATCTATCATAAGGATATTCTGGATGGCTCTTCCCTTGGATGTTCTGCTACCTTCGGGTATTTCGTACACTTTGAGCCAGAAGCACTTACCTCGTTCTGTAAAAAACAACATCGTATTGTGCATCGAGGCTACATACATGTGTTCAATGAAATCCTCCTCCCGTGTGGTACTTCCTTTGGATCCTACCCCTCCCCTGTTCTGCCGCTTAAATTCTGCTACCGGTGTTCTCTTGATGTATCCCAGATGCGAAATGGTAA